CTTGTACTTCGTTGCCGGTACCAGTTGATGTAACGACAAAATCATCTGCGTCCGTTCCAGGAGCAAATGATATGCCTAAGTTACCAAGGCCACATGGAATAGGGTCAAATTCCCTAGTCCCACTTACGGGGGTTGTACCTTTACCAAGTATAATGACTGCCATCGCTAACTAACTTATCTAGTGTATACAACATATTAACAAGATCCTCTGTCAAACAAACAGCAGCCGATCCTTCAATGGCTTGTAAATAACTATAAGCTAGTAAGGCCTCCATCACTTCTCTAGAAGTATCTATATTTTCATTAGCATACTCATCTGGAATATTCCTAAGTTTATTGTACACGTCAATCCTGACGTCCCCATCTACAATAATCTTTTCATTCAGAGTAGCTACAACAGCAAAGGGAGTTGTGTTGTCTTTTAAAGTATACGTTATATCATATACTCCATCATCTAACAACTCAGACGATGTACCCATTGCAACACCACTTAATTCAAAATCGCTAGCATCTAAGTCCCAGGTTAAATCGCTAGCATCTACAAAGGCCCCTGCATTCTTAGCAAATAGATCTATATCCTCATAGATCGTAGTAACATTATACTTATTTGTAACTGTTGCTTGGAAAAACAAGTGATAACTGCTTGCAGTAGCAACATCTGTCGCTACAACTATGTCTGCGGGGTCCTCATTAGGAGCTCCCCAGCCTGTTAAATTATCAGGGTTATTATAAGTACCAGCATTATCGGTAACCGTTAATGTCTTTGCATCATTAGATTGTGAGTATAATAGGTCTAGTGTTAATGCCATAATTGTATATTATATTAAAATAAAAGGGGGACCGGAGCCCCCCAGTATAAAGTAACTATTAAGTGTGGTCTTCTGCGAAATAATATTCGATATAGACATCAATATCACCAGCACTGTATGTGCCAGTAGTAGTAATAGCCATTGCACCATCTGCAGTGACAGCTAGGCCGTCAGCAGTAGTAAGTGCGTGTACATCATTTCCAGTAAAAGCAGCGGTAGCAATAGCGGCGGTAATATCCTGAGATCCAACGCTAAAAGTAACGTTAGTTCCACCTGCTAGAGCAGTTCCTTCAACAGAAGTAACTACTTTTAAGATAGCGTCCTTCGGAATAATAGTATTCGAAGTATATGTTGCAGCAGCTGTCGGTACAAAATTCGCGAAAGCTACTCTTCCAGTTTTAAATGCGTTTGCCATAATTTTTATCTCCTATATATTAAAGTGAAACATTTTCAAACGCTCCTGGACAAGATGCTAGCCAAGGATTAAGCTGAGCAAGAACTGAAGTCTGCTGAGTTCCACTAGAGGGAACTACAAATGCGAGAGCAGTTGTTTGCGGAGCTTGCTTGACATATTGGTTATCAGGTGACTGATAAGGTACATCGTGCTCAATAACAATCATATTGTAAGTAGCATCTACTACGGTATCTTTACCAGGCTCAATAACTGGGAAATGAATAGTATTCGTAACTCCCCTGTCGGCTTGAGTAGACTTCTCCAAATCCCTAATCTGCTCCCAGTTACCACTACCATAAGAGGCAGTAACGTAAGTGATAGTAGTAGAGGTTGAAGGAATAGTAACCCAATTGCCATAAGTAGCTGTAGCAGTACTTACATAATTGAAGAAGCAATCAAACTCAACCATCGAAAACTTATCGATGTCAGTAAGAGCGCTGCAACATTGAGGGATTTCCCTAGCAGTAAGTAATATTACATCAGTACCAGTAGTATAAGTAGCGGTTACTCTACGGCCAGCGTGTGCATTAATTTTAGCAACAAATGCAGCACCGAAGGTATCAAGAGTAGCACTTTCAGCAACATGCCTATAGGTTTGTGTAAACCTAGCAGGATGTTCGTTAAGGTCTTTATAGACGATCCTTACCATATACTCAGTTCCAACAACTGGAGTGAGACCTGTAAGGTCGACGGAAGCAGTTTGTTCAGACTTAGCTGAATAAGCTTCTCCTTTAAAACCTTTAACTTTAGCGCCTACAATAGGTCCAGACATTTTGATCTTGCGATTACCCGTAACGGCAGTACCTGCCTTATTGGTATAATCAAAGGTGTCAGCAGTAGATTGGACAATAAAAATAGTGTCAGAGTCAGCGATAGTTGCGCCAGCTGCTAATACTTTTTTATCTTTATCCAAAACTACGATTTCACCATTAGCAAGTCCAGTACTCTTTGTGATAGTGTCAATCTGTGCACCAGCAACAACTTGAGCATCCCGGCTAATATCCTTACCGATTAATAGACTCGTAACTCTGTTTATCATAATAATAAAAAGTTTAATTAATAATTATTCCATTGTGGCTAGCTCGTTCATATGAGTCTTGTACCTAGGCTGTTCAATGTTTTCCAACATCATGCTAACAGCCATGTTAACAATTTCCTCATGCGTATGTTCGGGTAAGTCACAATCGGTCGTACCCTCTGGGACATTGTCCACAGTTGCGGGTACTTTAAGGTATGTCAAATGATAGTCATCGACAGTATAATTACCGTCGGATATCAATTCAACAGAGTCTCCATGAAATAGTCTGAGAGGTTTGGCAGTTGCGTAATGTAAGATATGTTCAGAAAAAGGATCATCTACCTTAGCTCTATATTCGTCCATTGTAGATTCTGTGATACCGACTCTCGTTTCAACAGCATCTACTATTATATTGACTTCCTCAGCAAGAGTAAACCAATAATCTGCATCTCCTACTCCACTGCCAAATACTGGCAATTGAAAAGTATAACCATTGGTAGCATCAATACTACCGGTTACGCTGGAGGTATCAGAATATACTTTAACTAAAGTACGTAAATCGTCAATCCTTTTTTGTGTTTGTTCAAAAGAAGTACCTTTGGCATTCACTCCACTATACCTGGTTCTACCGAATTTCTTAATTGCTTCATTCAGCCAAAAATCTATTTCTTCTGGTTCGAACGAAGGCAACTCTAAGGCACTCGTTTTATCAAGCTTTAACTTGACGCCTACATGCATAGTTTCAATATCCATTTAGTCTTCTTTTATTGCTTCTTTAACTTCTTCCGTAGGAACAAGAGTCAACTGACTTATAGGCTTCTTCTCGTTTACAATTGGATCTGGTTTTACTGCAACCGGAATATCAATTGAACCAAGGCCTTCTATCGCTTGCCTAACGGCAATTCTGACATCCTGATTCTTTGGATCATCTAAGTAACTAATAACATCTTCTACACCATGGCCAATTGTATCTGTACCATATGTATATAGACGCTTATTCTTCCTTACGATGTTCATTGACACGGCCCTTTCGATAAGCCACTGTGTCTCTTTGTTAGGATTCTTGGCCCATTTGTCCATAAAACCTGTTGGATCGCCTTCAACTATTTCGAACAGTCTGTTCTCTACAATATCGGATGACAGATTCTCAGCACTCTTACCAAAGATCCTTAGAGCTTTACGCATTTCATCTGGCGTCATTTTCTCAAATTCCGCGATTGCACTACGCTTAGTTCTGTTAAACAAGTTAGTCCGCTTGCTTTCTTCTTCCTTATTAACAAGTACGAAGTTGGCCGTAGCCTTATTAGCAAAGATCGAATCTTTAACTCGTTTGTGATTTTTTAAGAAGTGATACTTCACCTCATCTAATGGGTCTTCAAGGTTAAGGATAATGTCCTTACCAGCTGTCCTAATATAGAAGTTATTCCAATATTCTGAAGCTGGAGATAAATCCCTGCCTAATACTTCCCCTAATCTCGTAGCAGTATCTGCAGTGAGACCAGTATAAATGCCACCAGACCTTGTAAAATAAGGTCCTATATCTTCGTAGCAATTCTTATACTTTGTAACGCCTGACCACTTATCTTGTGCTAGCGGTCGTAATGTAACTTTCATATGTCCTCGTTTTTAAAACGGTAAATAAAAAAAGGGGAGATCTGGGTTCTCCCCTAAATACCCTAGTGTGATTTACTCTGCGTCACAAATTAACTCGCCACAAGTAGTAGGATCTGCGATCATAATACCTTGCTCAGTTAAGAAATGTACGGAGTAACCATCCTTAGCATTAGACCTAAGGGTGTCCTTAGATTTAGCGTGACCTGCTCCAGGAGCGACCGATCCACCAGTATACCACATAACCATTTCACGGTCTTTGCGGACTACTTTGCGAATATTCGGTTGGCCATCTCTAGTACTAATGTCTAGGAATGTCATCCTATAAGACTCAAGAGGCTTGCCACTAATTGGATGCAGTTTCCTGTTATGTACTGGATTATCGTACAATGGGAAATGCTTAAGTGTAAGCTCTATGCCATTCAACCCTTTATAAGTGGTAAATTGTCCACCTAAGGTTAGGTTCTGTCCTGAACCACTAACAAATTTAGTATCGATAAGTGTATATGCTGATGCCTTAGCACGCAATACCCTATCAAACTCACGCATACCCATTTCGCCAGTCAGCGCCATGAATTTACGTTCGCCCATACCCATGATGTTATAAGAAAGATCAGACATAAATGTATCCAACGTATCCAATGTCATAGTGGTATATGGCTTAACGTTTGCTGGAGCAATTTGCTGCAGTAAACCAGCTCCGATATAAACCGGACGGCCATTAGAACCTCTAAGATTAACTACTCCTTGTTGAGTAGCATTGTATTGTGAATAAACACTCATTTGATCGACTCTCTCATACCATTGCCTCATGGCTACCCACTCTTGGTAATCTGCCCAATAGTTGGTCTGCTTCTTCGTGACGGGATCTCTAAGAGATACAACCATAACACTTGAATAAGCATCGCCAGTGATGTCGTAAGATGCACGAATTGTAGTCAGGTGATTCCGTAGTTTAAACGGAGTCTGATAGTTAAAGATATCGGCTTCTTCACTGTACTCTTCATAAGCGGATGCAAGTCTAGAGACTTGTTTACCATCAGCCAGAAGGGTAGGATCAATGTAAGATTCTGCCTTACCATTAGCTACTACAACTGTATATACAAACGCACTGCCGTCCTGATATGGCTCACTAACTACCCGTGCTTGGAATTCCTTGTCATCAAACAAAAGAATTGCTCCAGGTCCGAACCACTTCTCAGGCAACCAGAGCTGAATAGAAGACTGCGCAAGTCCAGGTACATCTACAGATGAACTGGAACTATCGATAGCAGCCCCTTGCCATTTGGCGTCAAGAATAGTGATAGGCTTGTCATGTTCAATCATAACATCCCACTCATACTGACGATTCTCGGTGGTAACTGTGTTGCCAAGACCGTTGGTAATGTAATCAATAACATTACCTTGGTTGAAGTACCCAAAGATATAAGATATAACTGGGGATACCTGATGTGGCTTAGTTACCAGAGCGTTGGTCAGCATGTTCTCGTCTACCAAATCTGAAAAATATCTGGTTCTATACAGAACGAGATCATTTAACACATTATTTTCCATACTCTAATAAAATAAAATTTAACTTCCTGATATCATACTGCCTAATAAACTCAAACCTGAAGAAGCGGACCCTTTGGAATGGTCACCGCTTGAGCGGCCCGGATCTCCCTTTTTGGCCTTTAGCTTCTCATGTAAGTTCTTTACAGCTGTGGATTCGCCTTGTTTCTTAGCTGCGCTAATTAAGGCGTCTCCTTTCTTTGTAAAGTACGCAGACTCTAGAAGGTTTTTAATATCACTCATGTATTCACGCTGATATTGTGTATACCCCTCTTTGTCTGGCACTAAGATGTATTTCATCAAGTCTTCCTTTTCCTTCTTTGAAATAGGGACTCCACGAACACTATCTAATTCTTTTACACTTTCTTGTACGCTAGATATAAAATTTTGTTGCTGCTCTGTCGCCAGGTCTGCATGTTTTTTCTGAGTTTCTAATAGCTCTCGTTCAGCTTTGACGTTATATTCTTTCAACAACTCCAATGCGTCAGAGGCTTCCTCATCCAATACGCCAGCATCTTCATACCGTTTCATCATCTTATTAATCCTGGTATCATTGTACCCCTGATTGCTAAGGTGTTCTTTTAATATAGACTTCTGATCAAATTCATTATCAACATCAACAGTGTCTACATTTACTTTACCGCTTACAAGCGAGTCATAATAATTTTTAATATCTCCTCCATCCCTGACATACTCATCTAACTTCTTAATATCTTCGTTAGCGTATGATGGAACAGAAGCTTCTGCTACAACTTCTTTCATGAAGTCTACAACTTCCTCAATACTCTTTGGAGCATCGTCTCCGGCTATCTCCCAGTTTAACTGTTCGGATAACTTCTCATTAATCAGAGCTGTTATATCCTCTTCAAACTCAGATAGATCAGGTGGAGTTCCACCCATATCTTCCCCGGAATCCACTTCACCGCTCTTAGGAGTGGAATCAATACTAGATCCACTACCGCTATCGGTATCAGCATTATCCCCTTCAGTACCATCAGTAGTGTCATCAGCACTACCTTCAGTTTCTTTAGTAGTTTCTTCATTTTCTGTAAATTGTTTCCTAATTACTTCGGGATCTACAATAGCTGGCTCATTTACTGGTGTTGCTCCTCCTTCTTCTGGGGTAGGTATTCCGCCTCCTATCATGTTAGATAGAGCTTCAAATCCTCCCAGTGTTGGGGTTTCTTGTTCTGCCATAATTACTTAGTTTTTGCAGGTGCCGGTTTATTCGCCACCTTACGTTTAATACTTATTTCCTCAGAACGCTGTCTCTCGGCAGTTTTGTTCTGTCTTATTGTTTCATCCACTTGTCTACGTTTTAGCTCACCTTCTTTAGTTTGCTTCTCTCTTTGTAGAGATAGCTTCTCAGCTTCCGCGTAATCAAATCCTTCTTCTCCTTGCTGATTCTCTGCACCAATTAAAGCGACCTGAATCTGAGTGTCAGCCTTACGTATAGAATCTTCTTCTTTGATCCTATTCTCTTCGGACTTCATCTGCATTTCCATTTGTGCTTGTTGCTGCTGCATTTGCATCTGCTGCTCCTGTACTTGTTGTTCTTGCTGAGCTCTTTGCTCTTCAATACCCTTAAGCTTATTTTTAATGTCGCCTAAGTTTTCAGAAGTAAGGATCTCTGCAGCATCTGACAGACCAGCTCCAGCTTGTAATGCCGGTTGTAACAGTGTCTTCATTGCCTGAAGATTCTGATGCTCTTTGGTTGAATCTGATAGGAAAATATCAATATCTGAATAAAGAAAATCCTCAGATACATCCATGAATACTCTAGACATGTCGTCATAAATAAACTGGAGTTTCTTCTTATCAGATAGTTTCCATGCATGCTTAGCGGTATTCAAAAGAGTATTATAAGCATTCTTCACAGCGAGATTATGCTTCCAGAACAATGGCTCTGTAATATGACTCGACTGTACTACTTCTCTTTCTACGTTACCTACTAGTGAGGACTGGTGTATCTGCCCTTGCCTTGCTTTAGATACTCCGGAGATCTCCCCGATCATATCTTCAAGTTTAGCTAGGAGCTCAATATAGCCGCCCATCACATTCATCATGCTTAAATCTTGAGACGAGATCTGGTTGAAAGTAGCCGGCTTTCCGCCTTCCCTTCCAGGTACATCCCATCCTTCTTCATATGGATTTATTAAGTTAATGCCAAGTGCACTCAAGTAATGAGCCCATTTAGCAAAGTCGACCCCCATAGATTTCGGGATCTGCGTAACATCCATATTCAGAACCTTGCCTTTGTCTCTAGCTATTGTCAGCTCTAGCCTATACCATACTACAATATACATATACTGTAATGGCTTCATGATATGAACTAACGACTTATTCCTAGAATTAGTGTTACTATAAATAACACCGATATAAGGTAGAGGTTGTCTCTCTGGAGAATCCAGTGGAGTGTCAATGTAGTCTACAGGTTCAACTCCAAAGTACATATCATTACCTACTCTGTAGCCTTCCCATACTTGACCTACCCATTGCCAATCAATCTTCTCTCCTTTGTCTGGCTTGTAATGTTCATCAACTGCAATCTCACGTTCTTCACCATTCTCATCTGTAATAGTGATGAAACCAATACGTTGATATGACCGCCAAACTACATGGTAAATGTCTAGTTTACCGTCTGACATGGTCCTTGTACCAGGCTTGAAAGACTCTGTGATGTTCTCCTTATATATAATAGGTTTGTAAGTGTCGTTGGCATTTTGTTGTTTCCCAGACGCTGAATTATGAACCTTTGCTAAAAGCTCGTCGAGATCCTTCTCTTCCAGCTTATCGTAATAAGTATCATAAATTTCAGAAGGAGCCATGAGTGTATGATGTACAAACCATTCCCCATCTTCAATAGCTTCTAAGTTAGGGTTACCATCATAATCACAGTCCAGGGGATTCATCCTTCGCAGAACGGGCTCCCCGTTATTTATGCCCACATAATATATCTCTTCGCCTGAGATCAAACCATCTTTCCACCCGCGTAAAAACTCGTTCCTGAGATTGAGTTTTTCCCTTAAGTATGAGATAGTTTGCTTGGCTTGCGTCTCCGCAATAGTTTTGTAATTCTTCCGCATGTACTCCTCTATCTGAGGCGGAGGAGGTGTCTGCTGGTCTTGCTGTTGCTCCTGACCATAACCCAGAGAGTCCATCATATAGTTGACTAACATCTCTTTTTTCTTGTCTTGGGCTTGGCTGATAGCTTCGTCATTGGTCTGAATAACTAGGAAGTTTTCAGGGCGCTTACTTTGCTCTCCTACAAGTAGATCAACTTTAGGCCTAATAATGTTGAACTCTTGTGGTGATGCTGGGAAGGAATCTCCCACATCATAGGGATCAGTAATGTACTTAAGATCCTTCTTATCGAAGTTACCATTATAGAGTTCATAGCTGATAGCCATTTGCTCTTTTCTAGTATAGCGACCTATTGTACCAGTACCTTGTTTACCAATGATAGCATTGACAGAATGTTGCCTCCATTCCTCAGTCTTCTTAGACAAAGGAATTTTTTGTACAGGAAGAACTTCCTTATTGTATCTACTATCCATTAATTAGCTAATTAAATTGTGTATAAATATTGGATCAGGAAATAGCATTCTACTCCTGTTCTCCTCTTTCTTCTTTTTCACTTGTACGTGATACAGTTCCTCTCGGTAAATCATTACCATCATAAGAGCCATAACGCGGTCAAAGTTACCATCGTCGTTGTAACTAATCAACTCCTCTAGCAAAGGTTCAGAGTAAATCTTCAATAAATTCTTTTGACCAGGAGCGAATTCTTCTACCAAATAATCTTTGATTAAGGCTTCCCCCCACATCTTTATTTCCTTGTTCATGTGAATACCTTTGCCCCTCTGGACTTTAGTATTCTTAAGCACGTCCTTGATTGTGCCTGGTTGATCGGCTAACATCCACTCCGCATGCTTGTGTTCAAAGTATGTAAACAAGCCTTTCTTCTCATTCTCATACAGCAACGAAGCGCCGTAGTATTTGATTAGCTTCCTAACGTTTTCGTAGTATTCATCTGCAGTCTCCGGTCTCCCTGTATACTCTGCTACAGGTAAGTCGTAGAACTTCTCAAACGACTGAAACCTCTTAAAGATTATACAACTGCCCAGCGAATTCGTTGTAGACTTGTCGTGGTCATACGGGTCACACCCTGCTACGTACAAGCCAAATGGCGGATCTTCGACGGGATGTTCCCAAACAACAATAGCCCCTTCCTTAGGAGCTCCTGGTTTTATTCGATATCTGACATGATCCTTTTCTCGAGGATCTTGCTCCCATCGTATGGTTGCATCTGGTTTCCATTCTAATCTGCCAACTTGTTTGAAATCCTGTAATACCTTAGATGTTCGTATATCCGAAAGGTGTTTTATCAAATCCTTCTTTGGAAAGATATTAGTTGATATCTGTAGACACGCTTCTACTGGTGTGAACGGACGTTCTGCAATATACCTATCAACTGCAGACCTGTCACTGGCATTGTTGACTACCTTCTCACGCTCCTGTAGCGCATATCTTTTTGATGCAATTAAATCCGAGTTACCATTCTCATCCATGAAAAAGTTACCTGAGGCGTCCTTCCCATACATGTTATAATACTGAGGAACAAAGAATCCACAGCTTCTATCTGCTGTACCTTCATCCCACTCATTCTCAATCTCTAACGCATTATAAGCTAGCGGCTCATAAAACAAATCCTTAAGTCCTTCGTAGTCAGAATCTTCAGAACCACCTGTACCATATGCAACCATAAGACCATAGGCCCTACCGTCGTCGTCCTCTACTGAGGGTCTTGCAATCTGCCAAGCTGTCTTAAGATTTGGAAATTTTCCTGCTTCCTCCCATAGGATGAGTTTACCTCGTTTTCCCCTGGCTTTCTGTTCGTCGTTCTTAAGGGATACTCCCATAATCTCCGACTTATATCCCACTTCAGTTTTGATGCCATCTATATCTTTTACGATACTAGCTCTCTTATGAGTCCTAGTGTCAATTTTCTGCCTCTTCTTAGCGAATGCTGTATTCTGATCTATGAAGTCCATCATCTCCCAAGACTTACTCAAT